ACTAAGATTACTAGCATTAATATTCGCTGCATTAGCTTCACTCGCTGCTGCTGCTGCTGCACTGCTTGCAGCGGATGTTGCACTACTAGAAGCTTCACTCGCTTTAGTAGTTGCTGTACTAGCACTTGCTGCTGCCTCATTAGCTTTAGTCGTTGCTGTGTTTACAAGTACAGTATTATTCGGAATAACAGCATCTACATACTCTTTCGTAACAGCATCTTTATTACTTGTAGGTGTACCTACTTGAGTAATTCTAGCATTATTTAGGTTCAATCCTCCAACGATACCGGATTCAAAGTAACCGGTTTTAGCTTCTTGTATTGCATTAAGTAATTGTTGATGAGCATCATTTAACCTATCTTCATCAATTATCTGACCATCTTCAAAAATAACTGCTAAGCTATCTATATTTGTTTTTCTTTCTATGTATAGAATTTGTCCAGAAGGTACTGCAGAGGCTAACCTAATATTTCCTGTATCTAGCCAAGTAAAAAGTCTGAAAGCTTTATTCCCAGCAGAATCTGTTTCACCTTGAACATACACTTTTACATCAGCCTGGTTTATATACCCACCCGTGAAATTCACAACATAATCAGTTGTGCTCCCATCTCCTATGTATGTTAATAATGTTATTGCCATTATATTTTCCTTTATTTTCTTTTATTTTTTTTTATTCCTTGTTAAATAAGCTTGCTGTTAAATCAATAAATGCTCTCAGAGGAGGTAAATTCATTAACGGTATAGATTTAAGTGCAGAAGCTCTTTCATCAACAGAACTGTCACCTAGTAATTTGCCAGGGGCTTTTACTATTCTTTCAAGAACAGATACGGATGGTAGTGAGCTTAATACAGGTATTTCACCTCTACCAGATGTATACCTACCAGATTCTGGAGAGTACTCATTAGGTAAAAGACCAACACCATTAAAGAAAGAAGCTATATTACCCATAAATGGTAACATAGGAGAGTAGTTAATACCACCCCATAGTACATTATTTGTAGTTAATCTTTTTTCTCTGTATTCTGCCGGATCTTCTTTAGATAAAGAATCTAAGTACACTTTGTTCATGTACATAAAGCTAGCAAAGGCTGTTGTTGTCATTAAGTTCATCACTGCTTTAGTATCACCTCTAGCTATATTATAACCTAGTTGTTTATTAATAGCAGTTATAGGAAAACTAAGAGTTTGCCCTAATATTGCTCCTAATGTACTTCCAAACTGAGGTGTACTTTCACCAACTAATGATCTTTGAATAGCTCTGTTAGCACCTCTAGATACAGCCATCTCGAATTCCCAAGCTGTCTTTGCATCCCACTTATATGTTCTAACATCAGTTACTACACCTTTATGATTATAAGCAGGTGGGTGTCGCTCTAACTCAGATATAATTCTTTGTTCTAAGTCAGCATCTATACCATAGAAAAGGATATCTTTATCTCCTTTTTTACCTAGTTTATCTAGTATATTAGCTATAGTAGCATTCAAAGCTACATGTCTTGATGCAGAGTTAACAGAATAAAATCCACTCGCTACACCTAAGAATTCTTGTGCTTTAGCAAGATTCTGATCTATTTTAATTTCTAAAGCATCATCTGCACCTATAGCATCTATCTCTCGTCTAATTCTTGATGTAACTAAATGAGGTTTAATATCTACAGCCGTTAAGTACTTCATATGTGTTATAGCACTCTCTGGTACTGTACCAGACCTTACTTCTGATAGAAAGCTTCTTAATTCAGGAATAGCCTTAATTGTGTTCATAAAACCAGCTTGAGCTACAATATTACTGAACTCAATTGCAGAAGTCCATCCTAAGTTAGCATATAAAGCTAAACTAGTTGTATCTAATACTCTTCTAGCTTTTTTATTCACACCACCTCTAGTAGGTCTTCCCATAAAGCCATTTCTGATATCATCAAAAGCATTCATAACTTTATTAGGATCTTTACCCTTAGAAACTTCTTCTTCAATTGCCATCTGTTTAAGTTTATTCCAATCAGATATAGTATCTACACCTATTTGTTTTAAAGCTAAAGCACCAGACATTTCTTCTGCATATCTATTTCCTAGTTTATAAACATCTGTATCTACAATATCTGTTACAGATAAACCATTAACTTCTACATCAAAAGCTTTTGCAATATTAGCCATTGTATTTGAAGATAAATCTTTAGTACTTCCTTCAGGTAATCTTTTAATAATAGCATTAATTTCTTTATCTGAGAGCTTACTTTCTTGTAAGATACCTTTTAAATGCTCTTTACCTGAGCTTCCCATTAACTCTTGTATAGAGGCTCTTAACCCTAAATCGGAATCAATGGTTCTTGTAATACTTGTTCTGGCTAATTTTCGAGCAGTTTTTTTATCTAGTTTATTTAATCCTTGTATATACATTTCTGAAAGCAAATCTACTACAGTATCTTTTTTACCAGATTGAATTAGTAATCTCAGTTTAGATCCATCTAATACATGAGGAATATAAGTAATGTCCTCTGGTAAAGAATGACCAAGTTCTTTAGCTAGATCTCTAGAAGTCTTTGTAAGCTTCTCCCAATCTTTAAGAGCTCCTGCAACAAAATCATCTAAAGGCTCTTGAGTACCTTTAACAGCTTTAAACACATCATCAAAGAACTCTTCTCTAGTTAAATTAGGCATAACCTTTCTTGCTTTTCTGTACCACTGTTCACCAGTATTATGTTGTAAAATAACAGATCTTCCTCTGTCTTTTACCTCAGAGGCTGTCCAGACACCTGGCTTTAAAGATCCAGATAAAGTATAATGAGATACAGCATTCAGTACATTGTTTTTAGTTCCCATAGCTTGGTTGTATAAACTTGCTCCTGATTTATTAAATCTTTGTTGCAGTTTACTGTAAGTGTTTTCAAGGAAAGTAGGATCTGTTTGAACAATACTTTCTATATTAACTAAAGTCTTTTTAGCTGAAAAAGTACCATCTGTATCTTTTATAACAACTCTTTTGTCATCAAATACACTTACTGGTTCTTCTACATTGTCTTTAGTCTTTTTACTCTTTTTCTTCTTAACAGTCTTTTTAGGTGCAGGTTTATTTACTTTTTCATACAGCTTTGTATCTTCTACTTCTAGAAGCTCAGCTTGTACTTTATTAGCTTGTTTACCTAGAGTGCCTAAAAAACCCAGTAAAGTACCACCAGCTATTGCACTGTATACTACATCCTCACTTGTGTAAGTGTAATTCATGGCATTCAAACCAGCAACATAAGCACCAGCTTCAGCTGATCCTACAAGACCGTATTTTACAGCATTCTGAACTCTTTCAGACGAAGATATTAATCTTGCAACAGTGTTAGTAGCTTTAGCTGCTTTAAAAGCAATAGCACCAGAACCCCAAGCTACAGGATCAAGTAAAGTAGCTCCCATTTCTAGAGCTGTACCAGTTAAACCCAGAGAAGCAACATCTTGTTTCCACTCCATTTCAGCTTGAGCATCTTGTAGAGCAAAAACAACATTATCTTCAGAGTAAACCTTATCAGCTATATCACCTAGTATTTCAACAGGTATATTCATTCCTGCAGATTCTTTTCTAATTCTTGCTTCAATATCTTTTCTATCAGTAGAGCCAGAATTGGGTAAAGTAACTCTGTCACTTGCCCAATCCATAGCACCACCTATAATAGTTCCGTACTTAATACCACCTGTAAAGACATCCATTTTACTAGCAGGTTCAGGTAAAGCTAGTCTATTTATATGTGCATTACCTGCACTAAAGTTATAGCTTACCTCAATATCACTGTCTGTAATATCCTGTAATTCTATTTGTTTTTCATCTTTTGTAATGAATGCCATAGTTTTTTCCTTTACTATTTAATACCTTTAATAATCCTAGATAGCTTTTTAGCTCTTGTAGGTGTCTGTTTAGCCCAATCAGAGTCAAGCATTTCTTTACTTGCTAGGTCATACGAGCCTTCTTTGATGTACTGTAGAGTCTTTTTGAACTTAGATGTACCTGTGTACCCTAGTTGGAATACCATCTCTGTTACAACACTTAAAACAGCTGGATGAGCATCCTTCCCTATAAGTTTAGTAGCACCTTCTTCTGCTTTATTCAGATCTTCTTGATATACTTTATCCCAGTATTCTTTAGTGTAACCACCTTTAGGAGGTTTTTCTCCTTTACGGATTTTATGCCCATAACCACCTGTTAAAAACCCAAGATGATCTTTGTAAGGCTTTTCTCTGTAACCTTCATGCTTAGTAATTCTGGTCATTGTAGCTTCTCTAGAATAATCTTGGTTTTCTTCACCTACTAATGCTATTTCCACTGGTCTATTATATCCTTTACTTTTATATCTGTTATAAATCCAATTACTTTGACTTTCACTGATATTGTACTTAAAGTTCACTTCAGAATCTTTATCTTTTGTTGGAGAAAACATATCTTTAAGACTTGTTATCATTCTTTTTGTCCCACCGGGAATAAAGCCAACACCTATAGATTCTTCCATGTAAGCTTTACCTTTAGAATAAAAGTGATTTAAAGCTTCTGGAGAAATTATATTATCATCTCCAATTTCTAACACTCTTTGTGCAGAGCTAAGTATTTCTGATATAGAAGGTTTATATGTACCATCTGAATTAACACCAGATGTACCAATAGGTATTGGAACAAAGTCTATGGGTACACCAGAACTTGTTTTATTCGTAGGAACTAACAATAAGTTAGAGCCAGGAATAAATATAGGAGCACCTAAGTCGTCTCTACCTAAAGAAGCTTGTACTTTCTTAGCTCCTTCAGAATTACCTAAAGCATAGAACTTTATTAACTCTTCAGCTGGAAACTTATCTGCAGAAAGACCTGTAATCTCTTGGTAACTTTTACCACTTGTGTACACAATTTTATTGTTAACAAGCATTGTTGTATTTCTCATCTCTTCTGTTGCAAGTTTTCTAGCTTGTGTAATACCATGTCCTTGTTGTAGATGATAATTAACTTGACTTTTTAGAAAAGCTTCTGCTTCAGGAGTCCAAGAGGGTTCATTAAAAGTTATCCAAGAACGGTCTAAGTCTTCTGAAACTTCTTCTTTTAAGCTATCCCATTCTTCATTGTCTACTTTAAATCTTTTAAAAGTTGCAGATGCATCTTTAGTAGCTTGTATTAACTTATCTGTTTCATTCAAATCCATAACAGCAGACTTTAAGTCAAGACCACCTGCCACTAATCTAGTTAAGTCTTTTAGTCTTACTTTTTCTTCAGTAGTTAAACTAGAATTACTAATTAATGCAGGATACTGTGTATTTATTGCATTAATGTATTCTATTGTGGCAGAATCTTCTGCAGAAACATTATCAGTAGTTGCAGAATAAGTTTTAATAGATCTTAAAAGAGTTCTTAACTTACCTTCATTTACCTTAGAGATCTGTCCTAATTTAGCTTCATACTGTACCAGAACTTCTGGAGGAAAGAATGGTGCTAAATTATCTAGTGCTTTTTTACTTTCTTTTGAAGAATAAAAACTAGAAGACTTTAAAGAAACATCTAATACCGTCTTAGAATTATACAGTTGAGTGTATTCATTACTCGGTTTAATACTATCTACTATTGCATCTGCTTGTCCAGCAGTATACAGACTTTCTCTAAGAGATTTAGATCTGTCTTTTGGAGTAACTCCGTTCATTAGATCTTTAAGCATATTCTTTTTATCTGAATAGGTACTTAAAAGATCAGAGTTCTTTTCTAGCTCACATTGTTTAACACCTTCTTGTATTATTTGATATGACTCTGTATCAGAAAATCCAGGAATACCTTCTTGTTTTAAAGCTTCTAAAATACCTGCATTACCTGTTTTAGCTATATCTTTTACCGTCTGTACAGATTCTTTTGTATCATTCTCTTTACGATACTTACTATAAGCTTTACCTTGCATTAAGTACACTTTTTTACCGTACTCATTCATAAATAAGTTAGCAATCTCAGGTGTCTGTTGAACACTAGGATCGTTATTAATAAGCTTAGCTAATGATTGTTGGTATTCATCCGGGTTTAACTGATAAGAACCTGCATCTAGATCATTCTGAACTTTAGTAAATAACTGAGCTGTTTTTTGTAACATTTGAGTACCTGCAAAAGCATCTTTTACAATAGGCATATTCACACCTTCTAAAGCTTCATTTTGTAAACCCATTCTTGTTGCATTATTCACATCCTCTGTTACTTCATCAGTTACTTTTTTTTGAACCATAGAATTAACCAGATTATTTATTCCAGTTGTAATTGATGTCATAACAGACCTCCTTTAAAGAAATTAAGCGGATTCTCTACTAACCCTTGTGTGATACCTGTACTGTATGTATTAAGTAATCCACCTAAGACATTGTTGTACTTATTAGGAGCAGGTTGAGTAGCTTGTCTATAATGCTGTCTTTGTTGCATATACACATCTTGTTTACCTTCAAAGATATCATTAGCGAGTCTTTGCCTAGTATAAACAGTATCTCTATGTACCTGATCTGCATGCACTTTAGCTGCTTGAAGCACTGAAACTGGATTAGTATTGTTAGCCGCAGCTATTGCTAAAGCAGTCTCTTTCTGTGAAGCTATCTTTAGATTTTTAGCAGATTCTACACGAAGTAGATCCGTAGACTTCCCTATGAACATACTATTAATGTTAGCCAAAGACTGTCTGTACTTATCTGTTGTAAGCACATTCTGATACTTTCTCTGAGACTCCTGCATATTATAGTTATCTTGTTCAACAGAAGTCTCTAGTAGAGATGAGAAAACAGAAGCACCAAGTAAATCGTTAAAATCTGCTGTGTTTGTTTTATAAGCAGTCATAGTTACCTCCCCATGCTTCTGTGTCTTTGATATAATTTACCTTGATATGACAGAGCTGTCATTTCAAATGGTTGATGTGTAGATATGGAAATAGTTAATGAGCTATCATCAACAGTTCCATAACCATGTAGTTTAAGAGATCCTGTGTATAAATTCTTTTCCCCTACTTTATCTTTACCGATATGTATATCATACGAATGAGTTTCGTCAGAATAACCGTCTCTTTTTATAGTAGTTTGTACATCCCCGGTTCTATTTAACCTAGCATAGAATCCAGTTACAGAGAATCTGTTGCCAGTGGCCACTCCTTCAGCATCTACATGATAAGGATAAGTAGGTACATAAGATGAAGTCATTTTATTACCTACAAGAGCAGATGTATCAAAGTTTTGTATCACTCCATTGTTAACTGTAAGTCTACTGTTACTGTACTCACTATCTGACCCTGATATAATGTACTGTTTAGTACTATCAAAGTTACTAGGTGCTGAATTTGTTTGTAAAACCTTTTGGTTATCAATGTACACAGCTTCTGAACTGTACTGCAAATCTATTTTGCCTAAATTATAGTCAATAGAAGAACCTGTACCTGTTGTATAAACAACATACACTACTGAGTCTACTATATTTAAGTACTTAATGTTTAAGGCAGTAAACATCCATTTACTCCAAGAATGAAGTACTCTCTGAGCACCTTGCCAGAACCATTCATAAACAAATAAAGTACTTTCAGAGTTTGTTTGAACCAGAGCTATATTGTCATCAGAAGATGATATAACATTCTTTAAAGTACCAGTTATATATCCTGTTACATGCTTACTGATGTTCTGGACATCTAAGTTTCCAAACTGGTCTTGAACAGTTAGTTCTCGTACTGTAGGGTTATTTTCAGAAACAGATCCGAATAATACAGTTGTTCCTGAAGAACTAGGTGATCCAACAGTTCTGAAAGTTGATACAGACTGTAATGAAGTTGTTGATGGAGCAATCATATCCTTATATTGTAATACAAATTGTCCTGTAGTTGAGAAAAAGTATATTTTACTATTCATGTATACTTGATCAATAATACTGTCATTACCATTAGTTATAGGAGTGGTGAGGTGTACAGGATCAGTGTCTTGCACATCTAGAGTTGTATTCCTGAAAAAATTATGCAAGTCATCTGTCCTAGACATAGCAACTGAATAATCACTTGTGAGTACTAATCTGTTATGTATTAAGCCTATACTTGTAATTTTACTTCCAACAAACTCCGGCAGTGGGTTATTGTCTTGGTCACCAGCTAATCTTTTATCCCAAGATAAAGACACGAGTTCATAAGTACCATCTGCTTTTAGATTAATGCGATGAGGCATTGTAGAGCTGTCTAGTGATCTATCTTGAAATACATCTGAGGTTTCTTCCCATTTGTTACCTTTACTAGCATTAGTCGGAGTAAAGAACACTGCATTACCTGTTTTAGAATCCACAGGAAGTCCTATAAAAGGTCTAGGGAAGTAATTAGGTAAATCTTCTACACCAGCTACTGAGTTATTAATTATAGTGCCTACAGAGCTTGCATTAGAGGTTTCTAGGGACACATTAACTTCAGGTCTACTAGAAGGTACTGTACCTGCTTTGTACTTCATAGTTATATGAATAACATTATTTGTTGAGCCTACATTAAATTGATATGTAGTACCATTTACGGTTATATCAGAAATAGTCCCTAAGTTTGTAGATAACTGGGTAGCTATATTTCCAGGTTGTACACTACTTGAGGTATTACTTGGTGTAAATGATGTAGAATAATTTGTACCATCTACTCGTAAAGTAAGACTGTACTCTCTCCCAGGTATCCCTGATAGAACAGAGTATGCCCATAGACCATAGATAACTGTTGAGTTATTAAGTGTATCTTTAGAAGAAGTGATAACTTTACTTGTATTAAGTACATACACTGTATTACCTATATTTTTGTATTTAAGCACACCTGAAATTATGTACGAATTATTTAAAGATCCTGTAATAGCCGATTTAGTACCTGTTAGTACATTGTACATAACTAAAGAGTTATTCTCTCTTAAAATCATATTATAATTTTCTGCTGATAGTCTGTATATATAAGGGCTATCTGTGCTGAGTAAACTTTTTAGATGTATTAAAGGTTGTCGACGAACTAGTCCTTTAACTGGATTAGATCGTAAGTTAATCTGCTCACTACATTGACCCGTGGATCTTAATCTAGAATCCTGTGTTGATACACCTTGCAGTATGCTGGCATAATTACCTAATCTTTTCATATTTAATCCTAACTTATAATTTAGATCTTATAGTTTGTATTTCTTGAATATTTAATAGGGTGATATTACTGTTCTTTATTTCTTCGCTATTCAAAGCTAATCTAGATTCTTTTATAGCTTGTTGAGTGAGAGATATTGCTGTTGGATCTCCGTCTAATGCATCTAGTGCTTTTAGAGAAACTAGATCACTTATATAGTAATAAGCAACAGAGGGCATATCAGAGTAAGATATATCTAAAATCAGAGTTAATGTAACATTTTCTGTGAATTCATAAGTATTACCAACTTTATTGTACAGTTTACCAGATTTTTTTATATACTGTCCACTGTTTATTGCTAAAGTATTTTGAGGTAATATAATTTCTTTACTCACAGAAGGAGTTAATGTTATAGATTCTGTGTTGAACCAATAACCTCTGCTTAGTACCTGCTTAGTAATTCGTTCTAGAAAACCTTTGATAGTAGATATTGTGTGATTGGTGCCTACATTCTCTAATGAAGGTAATGTAGGTTCGTTAAGGGATGCTAATATCCCATTAATAAGTTCTAATTTTGATTGCATATTAATTCCCTTAATTTAAATTAGTTAAAAAAAAAGAGTACCCTTAAATTTCTTCAAGAGTACTCTAAAAACAACTTATGTTTATTTTTTTAAGATCCGGGTTTAACCCGAGCTTTTACAAGAGTGCTATACTCTTAACCCCTCAAGGCTTAGCCAGACTATTTCATCTTCTATGTCTTTATGTACTTCTAACTTAAGCTTTGTAGATAGCACCTGCTTTTGATTGATCTCGTACACCAATTGTAATAGCAGTATGTAAATCCATGTATGTATTCTTGTTTCTAGGGTCTACATGCAATTCTGGCTTTAATGGAATTGATTGGATTGCAATTAAAGCATCTGGGTGCAACATTAAAGCACATATTTTAGCTTGTGCTGCTGTAACATTAAAGGCATTATTATTACCAGTTGTAGATAACGGATGAGATGTCACTGCAGTAGTAGGTAAGTTATTTGTTTCTACGATTTCTACACCAGCTACTTCTAATACTTGTGCTCGAGCAAAGTCACCATTACTTGCCGAGTAGTCTTTACTCATTACTTTCTCATGTTTTCTGATAACTTTAACTTGTGAAGGAGGCATAAAGAGCTTCATTTCACCATCAATAAAGGAGTTTTTCTCTTTCATTGAAACAACTAAGTCTTCAATTGCATCTACGAATTTGTCTGCATCTTTTTCATCATTAGCAGCAGCTAGTGTCTTTACTGTTCCTCCAACTCGTGCTGGGTTTGTCTGAGCAGCTGTATTAGCAGCTTTCATACCCTGTATAGCAATAGCTTTATCTATCATCTCTGCAAAAGCAGCACCTTGTCCTTTACCTATTTCTACAGGTAAGTCGAAATCGTTTTGTACATTTACTAAAGCATCAAAAGTTGCACATGTCTCTAATAGAACCTCAACCGTCCATGATTTTTTATTAAAAGTAGTGTTTTGTAAAGCAAAGTCCTGACCAGGTGTTACAGCATTTACTGTAAACCCACCCATGTACTTATCAGATAATTGATGTGTTCCTGTTAAAGTTCTGAACGGTATGAATGGAGTAAATTTTGTTTTAGCTCTTAGTGAGATCCAAATCGTTCCAGTCCATAAATCGTTCCATAAGTCTGTGTTCCCTGTATTAGTACCCTGTTTACCTGGGTATAATTGACTGCTTGCGGCTACATTAACCATATTTTATTTCCTTTTTATTATTATTATATATTTACACCCTGCTCACGAGCATAATTTATTACTTCTTGTTCTTTCATTTGTTTTGCCATCGCTTTTTCGTACTGCATAGATTCTAGTCTAGATTGTTTTAACTCTTCTTGCTTTATAATTTCATTATTCTGTCTAGCCAATTCCCATTGCTTTGCAGCATCTGTTTGCGATATGTAGTTTTCAGGTTTTGTTAATCCTTGCTTAGTCATTCTTCTGTCTCCTTCTAAAGGTTTTCCTTGAGTTGTAGTTGTATGGGGTGAGCTTATATAAAGAGCCCTCAAAGCTTCTGCTGCTGTAACAGCTTCACTGCCACCTTTAGCTAGTTGTTTTTTATAAACATTCAGCTTATCTTCTCCTAACTCTTCATTAGCGAACACTCGTATTTTGTCCCATTCTTCTTTACTACATACTTTTTCATATATATCTGATAGAATAGATTTATTATAAGCTTCTTGTTCTGCTTGAGCTTTAGGAATAGCGGCTTGTATCTTTATTAAACCTTCTTCTCCAAAATGAGCTACTATAAGGTCTTCTGGTAAATCTTTTATATCACCAGATTTCATAAAGTCTTCAAAATGACTTTTATCTTCATCTGTATCGAAAGTTTCTGCTAACTTTGATACAATGTCCGTAGGTTTATCTTCGTCTGAGAATTTATAAACTTCTGGAGAACTTTCTTCTTGTTCTTCAGAAGTACTTACTTCTTTCTCTTCAGTTACTGTTTCCTCCGGATTTATTTCAGGAGATTCATCTACCTTAGGTTCTTCTGTAATATTTTCAGAATTTTCTAAGATAGTGTCCTGATTTATTATATTATCCATTTTAGTTCCTTTCTATTTTTCTGCACTCTTAAGTGCTGAGTCAGTTACTTTATTTACTAACTCTTGGTTCTGAGCCTGTTCTTGTTCTTGTTGGATTGTTTCTACACTTTTCAGTACAGATTTACCCAAAACATTCCTAGATCTAGCTAGTGAGTTTATTACACCATTTAGATCTAATTGCTGTAATAATTCTGGGGCTATACTATTGAACATTGTTAAATCGTTCAGAAAACCCAGCAAGTTATTATGATCATTAGTTCTTGCTAGAGCATCAAGACCTGCAACAACCGTTAATTCTAGGTTAGTAGTTCCTCCGATTGTAATATCAGTTTCAGACAACAACAGTTTAGCATAAGGTAGCTGTAAATTAGTTGATAAAGAAGAGTAAATACCACCAAAGTTAGCTTCCAAATCTTGGACTTGCTGTCTAATTTCTTCAGCAGTCACTCGTTCAGCATCTCTTGTAGTTAAACTAGATAGCATAAATACTCGTGCAAGTCTAAGAACCTTTTCTTGTACATACTTTTCCACGAACTGGAAGTCACTTACTTTTTGTCCTGTAGTAAGTAGAGATACATCTCTTTCATCACCAGGTACTATTAATGTGTTTTCACCTCCAGTTTCGGAAGTGCCCTTAACAAGCTCTACAGGATCAGTCATACCTGATGGACTCACCAAGACTCTCACCCAAGTACATATACTTACAAAATCTTGTATAGATAAATTTAAGGTGTCGATAGCTTGAAAATCACTGTAGTAATTCTCCACTAAGCCTCGACCGTAATGCTCTTGTGGAGCCAACGACCATACAGGGGCTATATAAGGGGGTTGGTCTTCTGGGAAAGTTCCTTTGTATTTTAGAGGCATCTCTTCTAAAGCTTGTATTACTTTATATTTTTTTAATTCTCTGTCCCAAAACATTCCAGTGTATATATCAACAGTACCAGAAGAATCTTCTTGTTCTTGTTTTGATAATAATTTAAACTGATCGTCTTCTAGATTAGAAATGCTCTTAACATCCTTTACAATAAGCTTTAATACTTTACCTGATGCAGATCTTTCAATAACATAATTAGATAAATTATATACTCGGAATGAATTATCAGGATCTTTGTACAACAAAGCATTACCTGTTATAATAAGTTTTTCAATACATTGTTGTAATAAAGGTCTACAGTTCTTAGATTCCCCAAGAGAAATCATAGCACTCTCGCCCATAGCTAATGCATTTTCTAATTCTGTAAGAGACTGTCCAGAAGCCTCAGCTGTTCTTTTGAATTCAGGAGATACTTCTAGTGTAAAGAAAGGTCTGTTCGGTGGGAACAGTGCATTCATTACTTTAGAAGCTAGATTATTTACAAGTTCTGCACCTATATTTGTAGATGAGTACGAAAACTTTGTTGCTGTTGTAAAGTTATCTTCAGGCTCTATTTTAGGAAGTGTTAGTTTAGAATACTCTCTTGCTGCATCTAAAGTATCTGCCCTGTCTTTTTCGAGTTTTTTATACTCTGTCTGTAATTCTTCAGGTAACATCATAGAATGCCTCTTCCGTTAATTCCTAATACTGACTGTGACCTGCGAAGATTGTAAACAGTATTTTTTTCCTTCTGATTCTTTTTCTTATTTGTACCAAGAAGCACATCTGTTTCAGGTGCTTCTACAGGTGTAATAAGTTCTTTTATAGGCTCTTTTTCCGGAGCTTTTAATTGAAAAGGGGTCTGATCTCTAAGACTATCTGATAAGATAGAGGATCCTACCGCTAATGCTACTTGTGCTGCCATAATATTACCCCGCTCTTTTTCTAGCTTTTAAATCATACATGTAATCTTGTAGACTTGTATCTTTATTTTCTTGTAAGTATTTTTTATAAATATGATGAATAACTTTTTGTTGTCCAGCATTGTATGCTATTGTTGATAAAGAATCTCCTTCTTTATAAGTATACTCTGGATAAGCTTGGAGTAATTCATCGTATATGTATGTGTTGTAGGAATTCGGAGGAACATATGCTGTACCTATATATAATTTCTTATAAATGGATAATAATACACCATTATAGTATTTAATTACTTTATTCTTTATATTAGTTATCATATTATTCCTCCTGTATTATTCCTATAGAGCCCTTTTTCATACAAGGTACTTTATTAGTTAAAAAAGTAATAAGAATCTGGTACTTTATTTATATCAAAAGATCCTCTTTTTGGTAAATCTTCTGTTGGTAAAGAGAGGTCTTTACAGAAATTTAGTAATAAGTCTTGCTTGTACATATTTACAAAAGTAGATCTTAGTACTGCATGTAAATCAGACACATCTGATGCATGTGTGCCAAAAGAATCATGCACACAAGATATAGAAGTCATACCAGTTGCTCCACTAAAGCAAGTATTAACAGTTTTAACTAAATGAGAAGCATCTAAGCTGTGGATATAATTAGGAGCGACCGAGTTAAGACATCTCTGTACATCTACATTACCTGTTTCTAAAGTAGTATATGGTCGGTAGCGTACTCCATTTATCTCATAAGATAATCGTACAGTCTTGTATTTAAGTCTATGTACTTTTACAGGAAAACCTGATGGAGATACCCACATCAATCTACCCTCTTTTAAAGGTAGTCTAGAGTGCTCTCTTATGTAGTCTAGTACCTGTACTGCTGAACCTACAGTTTTACTCATGCAAGACCATATTACTTTACCTAGATAGAAACAGGCTTTAAAAGAATCTTTTATTTCTATTTTATTATCTTTCAAGTACTCATACACATGATCAGATACCGTTTGAGATCTAACACCATAGGGCAGGGTCATCACAGACCTTTTACATACTTTTCTATTAATACCTATCTTTAACCATTGCTGAGCTAAAGGATTATCAGAATCTTTTTGTAACTCGTCTGTAACTTTATCTGCTACTACTTGATAGATATCAGCTGGTTTAGATGCATTAATTAAATTAGTATGTTTAGCTCCCACTTCATCTCTTAATAGAGCAGAGAAGTGCTGTAACCCATTACAAGTGCCGTCTATTGCTACAGGTATATGAGATACCAGAGAACCTGTTTTACAATATTCAGCCCACTCTAAACAGAAAGCCAGGAATACCCAAGTACTATCTGCATCCATCCATCCAGTATTACTGTAGGGATCTTCTGCATACAATATAATATCTTTCTGAATAGAATTAATGAACCTAATTCTGTCCTCGTAATTAATTTTATCTTCTCCGTAAGCATTAGCTCCATGTATAGCTAACCATTTAGCACTCTCTTCATCAATAGCTTTACCTTGTTTAAAGGATAAAAGAGCTTTATTCATACAAGAACCTTGAGGAGATAAAGCGGTACTCCTTGGATACACTCTTCCCCTGTAATCAGAATACCACACAAACCATAATGTAGGATACTTCTGCATTCTATTAGCAACTTGTAGTGTACTAGATAAAGCAAGTACTTTTGAAAGTCTTATCTTTTCTTTTGTATAAACTGAAGAGGCTTGTTTTTTCCAAACTTTTAGTTGAGCCTGTTGCTCTTTTGTCATATCCTCTTTCTTTAAATCATCAGAGAAAGGATAAGGAGGGACTTTTAGAGGTTCTCTTGAAGGAAATACAGAAGTATTATTAGAAGCCCATAAAGTACTTGCTATAGTTAATAAGTCTTTATTTACACACCATTCTGTTTTTTGTATAGTATTAATAGCTTCTAGATGCTCAGAGATGTCTCTACCTTCAAAATTCTTATGATACCTGTAATCAAGTAAAGGTGAGCAGTGTTTGCTCTCAATACTTTTATACCCTCCATCTCTTAAATTAGTCCAATCATCTGGTGGAACTATACAGGGTTGGTGTACAGTTAAATTACCAGATATAGACTCTATGACTTGATCTAACCAATCTTTACATGCCGGAGAAATTCTTAGCATACCTCTCTTACTTGTTTCAAAAATATCTGAATTATCGAGTAAGTTTTTCACTAAAAAGTGCCCTACACTACCTCTTAGAGAAGTACTCCATCTATTTAGATCTAAATGATGTAAAGCACTTCTTATTAATACTGTTCTTCTATGCCTATCTTCTTTTACAGCTTTAGATTTAAGTTCCTGTAAAATTGATTTGTACAGGACATTCTTTTCTTCTTTTAGCTGAGAGCATATTATTAAATGCTCTACTGCTAAACCGACGATGTACTGTAAAGAAGCAACCTTATGCTTTTTTTTATGATTAGTAAGATAAGTAAGAGTTTCTTTCAAAGTAATATAAGCTAGTTGCTCATATGAACATCCTTTAAGTGCTTTTTTAATACTTACACCAAAACCTACTTTATAGGCAGATACACTCTCTAAATGTGCTTTAAGGATATTAGCTAGCTCTTCTAAGCAGACAGAAAGAAGTCTTTTATATGCAGGATTAGCTTCTATATCCTGTCTATCTTCTGCTTCTTTTATGCTATTCTTTAATCTAGTTACACCTTGTTCACGACATTCTTTTTCTAATTCTAGTTGCTCTTTAAGCATACTACTTTCCTTTCTGATTAATGTGGTCTAATTGAATACAAAAAGTCTCAAATAATGTACTTCTTTCATCGTGTCTAGGAACATGACTGAACATTACCTGCATTGCTTTATTACAGAATCCTGCGATGGAGCTGTATTCAGATCCTGTTTTATCAGTGCTGAAAAATGCTCCATTAACACATAAGTCTCCACCTTTGAATAAAGTAACGGTATGTTTATCACCTATTCTTAGCATACTATAATGTTTTCCTACCTGATAAGATCTATCAGCCATTCTTTTGAATAAAGTACTTTCAGATACAGAAACACCTACACCATGTTCATAAAGTACATTACTACCGTATATAGATGTATCAGCATGCATACCAGCAGGTATAGTCCAAGATATATGTTTATAACCTGAAACAGCTGTTAGCTTTTCTAAGGCTTTATACAAAGGATAAGATAAATGATTATATCCAGGTTTAAACATGTTTAATCCGTGATCATCATGATCATGGTTACCTGTTATAGCTATTATATCTATCTTAGTATTCAAAGCACCTAAAGGTTTAATTACCAATTCATAAATACTTTCAATAGCATCTGCTATCTGCTCAGCTGTACCTGTATCAGTAGCTCTAGCAGAATTAGAGTGCTTTTTGTCAGACTCTATTATATCGCCTAAGAATACTAAAACAATTCTTTCTATGTTATAATGTATAGAGTACTGTTCTAGCTTCATCAGGACAACGGATGTCCATTCCTGTATACGAGCTTTTGCTATATCAGTGTTATAATTATCTCCTAGTTTACCTATTTGTAAATCTGAGAAAAGAAGCTCTATAGTCATAGGTATTTTCTTTTTAGATTTATTTAGATTTATACGAGGATAAGGTTTAGTTTTATTCAATCGCTTAGCTAACAGATTTAAACTCTGATCAAAAGTATCTTTACTCTTAATAAGAGCCTGCATATCTCTAACATCTTTATTAGCTTTATTCACTCTTAACTGAGCATTTCTAGCTTTGTTTAGATTACTTGCATCTTTTACTGCAGTTAATTTCTCAGTATTTATATTACTGATCCAGTACTGAAAAGTTCTAGGTGAAACATTAATCTCTTTGGCGGCTTTTGATGCATTAGCACCGTGCTTTGTGTACAAAGCGATTATTTTTTCTTCTGATGGTTTTTTTCTACTCATTTATTTTTCCTTTCTTAATTTTATCTATCTCTTCATCTATGTATTGGAGTTGTTTCTTACACATATACTCTCTAGCTTCTAATTCAATACGACCAAGATCTGCTCTTCTCTTTCCAAAAAAAACCTGCTCTCGTTTTTCTTTTCTTTTGCTTAGTTCATATTCATCAGCCTTCCAAATAGAGTGGCAAATTTCAAACCATTTTTTTTCTGCTTCAAGAACTTCTAGTCTGTTTAACATATGCTTGTTTATTTCTTTTACTTTTTTAAGCTCTTCTTGAGCTATCTTATCTCTACTCAGTATATCGTCGTCTATAAAATAGATACCCTCGGCATGGTAGCCGCCTAGTTTATAGCCTAGATATAATGACTCACCCACTAATTCTATTTCTTGTCTTACACTATTCATCTTATTTTCCTTTCTTTCTACCTCTCTTCTTAGGAGGTGTATGTTTAGGGTGAACATACCCGTGTACATTCTTAGTATGTCGTCTCCAATAGTCTAGTAATCTGAGTACAAAAGCAAAGGAATCTTTACCTCTACGAGCTCTGATTACGAGATTATATATACGACCTTCTATGCCATTGCAGTTACGACACAAAACATCTCGTACAGCACCAGCTGCTTCACCTGTTTTAGCATGATTATGATCTAAAGTAGCTTGCCCAGGCTGTATCTCTGTTGAGCAAAGAGGGCATACACCCTCCTGCTGTTTGAGTAAAGTATCTCTTACTAGAGGTATATCCTTATGCTTAAGCTTTACATTCTCTACATTTTCTTGCTGTAATCCATCCATGACGGTATTCCTTTATGTAATCCTTCAGGGTCTAAAGCTAATAATTTATACTGCTCTATAAAAACATCATGCCATTTTTCCTTATAGCCCTTTTTATATACTGACAGTACTATATCCATAGCTTCTAGATTCGTTTTAACATCTTTAAGTAAATCATAAGCTTTAACAGCACCAATCCTAACAGCTCCAGGTATATTATCAGCTGTATCTCCAGTTAGCATCTGCGACCAGAATAAAAGCCAACCAGTACCTTTTATAGCAGTATAACTAGGCTTTCTCAGCAGTTCTAAAGTACCCATTTCATTCTCAGGTATATATACTTCTGCAGTAGATCTTAGATCATAATGCCAGCCCGGAGCTTGCAGTAGATCTTTATCAGATGTACAGATGATAGGTTTGTACTTATCTTTAAGTGAAGTGTACAGTTTTATTAAAACATCATCCGCTTCTCCAGAAAACTTTTTATCAGGAGAACCGGTGGTTGTTAAAATACCTATTCTGTTTTCAGATTTTACACTGGTACTTAAGTAGTCCTTAGCATCTTGTAAAAACTCTGGTGGTTCAGCACCCTTACGATTACCCTTATAAGGTTTAGTTACCGCAATGGACACTCTACCACCTTTTGTTTTATCTCCTGTGATAATAACACACAATCGTGCTCGTGTATTATCCATTATATCATATAATAATTGCTCAAGCACTTCAACTGTAGCCTCTTTGCTAGTGGCAAGTTTGCTACCACTAGCATAGTAGGCTAGAATATCACCGTCGATTAGAGCAACTTTACCAGGTATTACCTCTGGTTTTTTTGTCATATCTATAGGCATATATCCTCCTAGTCTTCTAGAGCAGATAAAGGATCTTTACCCAAATTACTGTTCTCTGAAGTACTTGTAGGTACAGCTAAGTCTTCTATATCCGATTGCTTAGGAGCAGGAGTACTTTCCGGTACTGGGCTAGCAGTAGTATCTTCAGATTGCAATAGCTTCTCTAAAGCAGATCCTGGGTAATTTGTAGCACTCTTTACTTTAGCCTGTATCCAGTTCTTAGTTTCACCGTTCTCGTATGTACCTTCTATAAACAGATCATTCCAAACCTCCGCGGATGGGTTATGGAAATCAAACACCTTAGATTTATTAATTTGTGGGTGTACTTTTATATCCTGAGTATCTCCTGTCAGAACATCCTGTTGTACAGGTGCATAAGCTACATGATCAAAATCAAAAGCAGCATACTTATCCTTGGTTCCATCTTTATTCGCAGTCTGTTTTTCCCTGTGCTGAATATTAATAATACACGGTACTCCGATCATTTGGTCAAAGCCTGTAATACGTTTATCTTGCTTATAATTCAATCCTCTGAATACCTTCATTGCACCTGATGTATGAAATCTGGAAGCCTTGAACGGGAAAGTCCTGAATATAGGGGCTCTTTTCTCTCCCTCATGTTCATATATATCCCCGGAAGAGAGTAGCTCAAAACCTAGTATAATACTGTCCTTTTGTGCACCAAATTTAGGATGAACATGATCTCCTACTTCAATGTACTCAACGAGCCTAGCTAGATGCTTTCCCTCTTTTGGTAAACTTTTTTCAAATTTTTGTTCTTGTGTCATATTTATTGCCATT